CATCTCCTTCGATCCCGCGAACAAGTCACGCGCAGTGATCTTCTCGCAAGAAGACAGCTCCTTCATCAGACCCGTCTTGATGTTGGCACCCTCCTCGGGCTCCTGCATCGTCACGAAGCGCTTACCCTTCATGCGGACCAGCTCGGGATTCGCAACGCCTGCCTTACCACGGTCCTGTGTGATCAGGGTGATCGGTGCCTTGCATGCATAGGTTCCCATGCAGGTAGCCATCAAGATCACCAACATGGACTTGCCGTTGGACCCCGATCCCGTCAGAATGTGAAACTTCTGCGCCGGATTGCCACCCACCATACACGTTGCCAAGTGGGCCATGAAGTAGTTCAACACCTCCGGGTCAGGCAGAATGCTGCTGAGAAACTTCCAGAGCTCTGGCCAACATACATAGTCCGTGTAGTGGCGGTTCTTGTGAAAGTCCACTCCAGTTGAGAAGCTAAGATAGTCGTCTGCCTTTCCGTCGCGGAAATCCATGTTCAGTGTATCGAAGATGCCATTGTTGAAGGCAATCAGGTTCTTGTTTGTGTCCAGCTTAGTAGAAAGCTCCTCGTCCAGGAACAACAGGCGCGCCTCCTCCATCACGTTCTTCTTGAAGGCAGTTGTCTTCAGCTTCTTCTGAGCATCCACATACCTCGCCTTCTTCTTCTCAATCTTACACATCTCGCAGGTCTCAGTAGGTTCCTCGCCCTTTTTCTTACCACCGCACGAGCAGGGTTCCGTAACCTCCTTCAAGCGCCCCATCACATTCTCCTTCTCCACAAACTTGCGCCAGACCTGATCGGATAGCTTCTTGATAAGTCCAACACCCTTCTTCGTCAGACGCCACACGTGACCTACAAAGCAATACCACTCGTTCTGACCGTAATCCGAGCACTTGAAGTCATCGCGGAACATTGCAAAGACTACCCGTGCAAAGTCGTGTTCCGTCATTGTCTTTGTGGCCTCCTCCACCAGCTCCTCCACATTCTCCAACTCAATCTTGTCAAACTCACCCGGGTTGTCCATGCGAGACCACATGCGTAGACTACGCTCAGACAATACCGGACCGTTGGTGCGGAAACTGAAGCTGTCCCACTTCGACTGTGCCAGACGCGGGTCGTAATCTTCGTATTGAGCGCTAAAGTCGTAGAAGACCGTCTCTAGCGAATCGGGGTGGATGTTCTTCAGACAGATGCCTGTGTTGATCCAGTCCTCGTAGCTCGCGAACCTGAAGTCGGCCAGGTTCATGACGTGCTTCCGGTAATAAGCGACCATGTCATCGGACAAGGGAATCCTGTATGTGTTTCGCTCTGGAGTGGATGCTCGGGAGCCACGCTTCTCACCCTCTTCGCGAGCGGCTGCACGCCCACGCTGGGTACCCGTAGACGCCCTGATCTCCTCCTGCTCCTTCTTCTTCTGGAAACGACTGTTTGCCTCCTCAGTCATAGGCGTCTCCGTGGAGGGGCTTGCTCGGATCGTGAGCTTCTTGAGTAGATCAGGAGTGACGTGCGTCGGCACATTGTCATCGATGCTCATCTCATTCGTCTCTGGGTCCCAGTCCAGAATGTACTTGATCTGATACGGTGTGCCCTCCTTCTTCCTCGATCCAAGCAGAGTCCAGTTGGACGTGTGCGTCAGTGGAGAGGGATCATAGACCTTCTCCCACTTGTCAGTGAGTGGAAGCTCCGGGAAGAACTCAGGCATCCGCTTGAGCAGAACCCTGCGAATCTCCTCCTCCACAAAATGGTTGGTCTTGAGATCAGGAATCACGACGTGAATGCCAGACTTTGAATAATCAGGCTTGTTCTTTCCCGGATCTGCAGAATAATACGTCGGCTCCGGCTTCTCGGAGACATAGATCTCTACGCTCTCCGGAACAATGAGAAACTTCTTGACCTCCGTCATGTACGCCTTCATGAAGTTGACCACCTGATCCTGTGTGTGCAGGTGATCGTCAAGCTTACCTGCATACTTGAAATCCAGATCAATACGCATCGGCCCAATCGTCGTGCTCTTCTCGGTCAGATTCAGCTGTCCGTGGTTGCGGAGGTAGTCACAATACAGCCGATAGAACTCGTCAATGTCATCTTCCTGGATCCGCCATGACCCCGCAGTCCCCTCCATACCGTTGTGAGTGTCCAACCCACTGCCCTTTTCTGCCTTGCGAGACTTCTTATCTAAATCAGTGTCCTTCCCCGTGCCGTTCAGGAAATCGGAAAGCTTAGACTTAAGCATCCTGTGATAAATAGCGCCGATTACTTTGCCGACAACTATTCATTTTGAACGCGGTAGTCCGTGTAAAAAATGGAAGGCACTTAGTACAAGGAAGACCTAGATACAGAATGAAGTTTTGTACCCAGTGTGACAATATGATGTACAACATTGAAGAGCGCGATGGGTCAGCGTTTATCAAGTGTCGGCAGTGTCCTTACGAGGAGCCCATTACCAAGGAGAACCCCGTGGTGTATGAGCACGATCTACTGCAGGATACCTCGATTCGGTACTCAATCAACCCATACCTGAAGCACGACCCGACGTTGCCTCGGTTCACAACTATGAAGTGTCCGAACATTGTCTGCCCAACAAAGGGGAAGGAGTCTAACATTGTTGGCATCAAGTTGGATGCTAAAAATGTAGTGTGGATGTATCAGTGTGCAGAGTGTAATGCTACGTGGAAGCAGGCGGCACGGGGACCTTAGACCGGTTGACGAACAGACTTGTAGGCACCCGTGGCCTTGGTATCTACGCGGGCAAGCTGAGGCATCGGGGCATAGCCGGAGGACTTGGCTGACGTGAGGGGCAGTCCACCGGTCTGAGGGAACTTGGCTGAGCTGAGCGTGGTGCTGGTGGAGGTGTGGACAGTCGACAAACTTTTTGGGTTGTTGACAGGTCCTTTTCCGTTGTACGGGCGGACACTGGAAATCTGTCCGTTCACTGTCCTCACAGTAGAGTTTCCGGGTGTCAGCAGTGCAGATGCTTGAGACCCTAGAAGCTGAGCATTCAGCGTGGTTTGATTCAAGTAGGGCTGGGCACTTGTCTGAATCGTAGTCGGGATCCTGTTGTTCCGATACGCCTGCGAAGCCGCCTGTGCCTTGATAAAGGATGTATACTCCGAAGCCGAGAGTGTAGGCATTTGTTTAAAACGGACAAAAGAAGTCCAAGGCAAGAGTAAGCATGAGCACTGCCGATCTCCACCCTGAAGTGAAACCTGTCTTTCGTGATGAAGTTGCCGAGATGATTAAGCAGCCCCGGATTACTCAACCGTTCTTTACCAAGTATGAGTACACGGCGCTGGTGGCGACACGTGCTCAACAGATTGCCGAGGGCGCGAAGCCTCTGATTGACTTGAAGGGTCTGAAGACATCGGACCCCATGTTTGTGTGGACCGTTGCCAAGAAGGAGATTGCTGAGAGAAAGCTTCCGTATATTATCCGGCGTCAGCTCCCCAACAATATGTCTGAGTACTGGAGTGTGCAAGAGATGGAAATTATGTGGTAGATAACTAATGGCTGCAAATAAGGGACTGGAAGGCCGAATTAATCAAATCGCATCTCGTCCAACGGATCCCGACATTGAAGCGCAGCGGGATCGGATAAGAACTGCGGAAGAGATACAAGCTAGTAGAGATGGACCGGCGCTTATGACTTTTATTGATAGAATAGTGACAGAAGGTGCAGCAGGTCCAGCAGGATATCACGCGTATAGGGATGCCGTCAGTCTCCATGTTAGGATTGAGCGGACAAGGGAAGAGTCCCCAGGACAGGTTGACGCCATGGCTAGGGATCTTACAGTGAGTGAGACAATGAAAGACTTAATCAAATCGTTGAAGATGTGGGCGGAATGGGAGGAGAGCGTGGCGAACCCCCGTCGTTTTCAACTGTTGGGGGCTCTTTCATCTATGAAGAAATTGCCTGGCACAACAACTTCGCACCCAACGGATGCGAAGACGGGAACCGTACTTGAACGGAATGCGGCGGGTGGACCCACTGCTCTGATTGCGCAAATGATCGGAAACCGCAAGGATGGGTCGGCTCCTCATATCCACACCACTCGGCCACCTGCCGGACCTCCTGTCTCCGACCCGGATGACCTGTATGCTGGCAGGCGTCGTCGCACTCGCCGACGCAGGCGCCGGTACACTCGGCGTCGTTGATTACTTGACAGCAACCACTTTTTGAATGTACTCATTGCTTACTGTCCTGAAAGTTTCGCCAGATCCTCGGCTGACGGAGGAAACAAGAGCAGTGGGGGAACCTCTGCTGGAGGATTCAGCATATGGGGTGTGTCGTGACCTGTCATCTTCATTGCCTGCGCCAGGTCAATAGACTGCGAAGGAGTAAATCGAGCATTTACCTTGGCAATGTCTGAGCTGATCTTTTGTTTGAGTGGATCTCCGGGAGCCATTAAATACGCAAACGCCACAATCACTGCAAGTACAAGTGCGAGGAGTACGTACTTCGAGGTCGACTTCTTCATTGTTCTTCGGGCAGACAAGAAAAACGGAACTCCAGGCTTGTAGACAAGAAGAGTACAATGGATTTCCCTATTCCGGTGCGATGTTATACGTGCAATCTTCCGATCGCAGGTAAGTGGACGACGTTTCTTGGACTGGTGGCAAAGTATCGTAAGCAAGATGGTCGCCCGGAGAAGGACGATTTAGTGTATCTTACCAAGACGACTAAGATCACGGCTGAGGGGAGGGCTATGGATGATCTTGGTCTTACTCGGGAGTGTTGCCGGCGACACTTCTTCACGCACCCCGGCGTCTGAGAGACAGTCTTTGCAATAGAGTCTTCGAGATACCTGAGTACAGTCGGGAGTGAAACAATGATAGATTTCTGGAATCCGAATCCTAAGTTTCACCCGCTCCATTTCTTTTTTACCTAAAGAATAAGAGTAAATGTCCTCGTACAGCGAATACTTGGGGCGCTACAAACAGAGAATGGTCACCATCACAGACACCCGTCCCCGTCGCGATGCGGGACACCAAACAGAGATCGTCAGACGTCTGGCGGCATCGGGTAATCTGGAGACACGGGTTGCAAATACTGCCTGTGCCCTGGTTCTGAATGCACCCTCTACGGCATCGGCTTCCACCTTCCTTCACGGAGGCGGACACACCGTCCAGGATGCCCCGATGTACACTGAATACACGGCCGGACAGGCGGTGGCCCAGGGTGAACTACGCCAGAACGCCAAGGCTTCATCCATCACCAATACGATGCCTTGTCTGTCGACATCAGCTCTCCCTGAAATCAATGACAGGATAGCTGCCGATCCGACTGGCTTTGGTGCAATCTACAATGCCAGGCAGCTTGGAGAACAGGGATACAAGACGTGTCTGGTCTGTGGTGCTCTCCGCAAACCTCAGCTGGCAGGTGAGTGTAACTGCCGGTTGACTTCAGCACAAGCCGCTGGACTGAAGAGTACCATTCAGTGGCCGCATACGGCGGATCGTAACGCTTAAACATCTGGGTTCAGATGTAATTATGTTGACAGTCTATACATATCTAATCGAAAAACCACCCGATTGCTACGACATGTCTAAACTTTCCTTAGATGATGGATTTTTAGACACGATCAAATCGATTACAGAGCATCAAAAGACAGGTACTCTTTGGCTGGGATACCTGGAAGGCTGGATGCTCACTCCTCACGAGGAAGTCATTCTTCGCAAAGCGATTCGTCAGTTTCACTGTATTGTTGTAACTCGTTTTCCATTGTCGTTTTCACATGCCTGGAAAAACGAAATCGATTGGGTCTACACGAACGGGGAGGACAATGGATCACCCAACTCTCACGACAATGGTTGTTTTGTACACGATGGGAGTGCGTCTTAACACGGATGTTCTTGCCCACGACTTGCCGTTAACACCCAACATCATCAAGATTGAGAAGCAGGGCGTTGTGAAGCGCGGATCCTCAAAGCGAGATCTCATCAAGCGACGTGCAAAGACAACACCCCCAAAAAGGACGACTGGATTTGGACACAACTCGATTACGCTGGTCGTGATGTCAGATGGCGATGGCTCTCTTCTTCGCAAGGAAATTACGGTGAAAATCTTCCAGAACGGCGTGTTTCATATCACGGGCGTTCTGGATGAGAAGTATGATCGGAATGTTACGAGTGTTCTGAAGGAGCACATCACCACTCACTGTCCAGCGGCGGTGATCTCAGGTGAGTGGACGGATGTGCGCCGAGTGGTGCTGATGAACTACAAGACCAAGTTGGTGGGAAATACAAATCTGTCACGTGACACGCTCTATGCGTCTCTCCGTGGAAAGGGCGTCACGACTGTGTATGAGCCGGCAGTGTATCCCGCAGTTAAGATTTACTTTCCAGAGACCAAGTGGATTGCAAAGGTGTTTCGGACGGGTCAGATCATTCTGACCGGGATGACCACTCATGAGGAGTGTGCGTCTCTTGTGACTCAGTTAAAGCCACTGCTCTTAGTATAAGTATGCCCCAAACTCTTCGTGAACTCACGCCTGCCGAAGTTGCTGCTGGTGTGCGTGGAATCAATGACCAAGATTTGTCTGCAACGCAGATCCAAGCCCTCGTTCGGAATATGGATACATCCAAGCAGACGTGGCAAGCCCTAAAGGGAGACAAGCTGGCGTATGAGGAGAAGCTTCAGAAGGAGAATGAAGTCTTGTACTTCAACTACCCTTCTCTTTTTCAAATGCACGCAGAGGATCGCCTGGATACAACCTTTTTTGAAATGCTCGCCTTGAAGCGGAAGATTGAAAAAGGTGAGATCACGCCGGAGGCAGCCACCCAGGTGATTGGTCAGAAGCTATCTCAGAGATACGTTCCTGGAATGCCGGCTCAGGCTCCGACAATGTCATACGAAGAGTTTTACAAGCAGAATCGATAGAGTTCCAGATTACGTAATTGTCAGTCTTCTTGCAGATCAGCAGGAAATACGTGCGAAGCTCATCCCACGTACAGTCGCTCATTGCGTAGCACCTCATACGATCAAATCCAAGAGCATCAAGCTTTCCACATAAGTCTTCTTTGCTCATACTGTTCTCCAGCACTACAAAGTCATTTCCGACGTCTGCAAAAAGGGACCTAAGTTCATCTTTGCACTCTAGAACCGTGCTGTACCCAAGAATGCAATACTGCTTCTTGACATCAAAGTTCAGGATTGTGTTTGCATACTTTTCCATAAATCCAGGACGCTTCCAGATCTTTTCCCACGAACCGTGATCTTCGAATGCTCCCAGCTCACGCATCCGATCGTCGATCTTGTATACCGCATACGCCTGCGGTACAATAAACTGAGGACCGAGACGATTGATCTCTGAGTTGCGGATCAGAGAAAAGTTATTCCAACCATCGTTCATATACTGGATATACGCCAGCTTGTGGACGCGCGCCATCTTGGTCTTGATCGCTGTGCGCAGGATCAGTTCCTGGTCGTCGCAGATTGGCAGGTATTCCGAGTAGTTTCCAATTTCATTTAGAACCGCCCGCTTCCAAATACGAGGGTGGTTGGGGACACCGACGATGTGGCTAAGGGAGACATTGTTGATATTGGGCGAGGAAATGACGTTCACCCACACTCCCTGGTACTTCTGACAGTAATATCCCGCATATCCCAGACCAAAGTGATCGCCGTACGTATGAGGGGTGCGGTTCTCATACAGGTGCGCCGTATCCATATACACAAATCCAACGTCAGGATCTGTCTCAAATGCCTTTACCGCGTCGGCAAAGCAGTCGGGAAGGATCTCATCGTCGTGATCGAGCTCCAGGACATACTTGCCGCGACACATCGAGACGGCCTCATTTTTTACGTTACCAATGTTCCCACTGTTCTTGGCACGCTTATACAGACGGACACGGGGATCATTTCCAACCAGACCCCTCAGAAACTCAAAGTGCTTGTCATCGGGCGAATCATCTAGCACAACCCACTCC